AATGGATATGAAGTATTTCAAAATTCAGGATGTACAGGTCCTATAGATATGATAGCTGTAAATAAAAAAGGTGAGACAGTTTTTATTGATGTTAAAACTACACATCCTAATAATGATAATGATAAGCAACCAAACTGTAAAAAAACCAGAACAAAAATACAAAAAAAATTAGGAGTAAGATTGTTAGGATTTAATCCAGATACAAGAGAACTACATTTTATAGGACACAAAGAAAATGAATAAAAAGGTTGACAAATTAGTTGAAGATAATTATAATAAGTTTACCTCTGAATCAGGTCATTGGTATGACCAAGACGGAGAACCTAAATATACTATTATAGGTGCTAATGGTAAAGAAAGAAACACTACTCTTAGAGATGCTAAGAAAGAAGGTTTCGTACCCTCAGTAACTACTGTAATAGGTATGATAGCCAAACCATCTTTAGAGAATTGGAAGATTGACCAAGCTCTAAAATCAGCACTTACATTAGAAAGATATAAAGATGAATCTTTACAATCTTTTACTTACAGATGTAAAGAAGATTCTAAAAAGATTGGTAAGAAAGCTGCCGAAGAAGGTACTAAAATCCATGCTCTTATTGAGAGTGGTTTCTTAGGAGATTCAGATAATAAAACTTATCAGATTATTAAGAATTATTTAGATGAAACATTTCCTAATGAAGAATGGATTGCAGAAGATTCTTTCTGTGCTAAGTCAGGCTATGGTGGTAAGATAGATTTATATTCTAAGTCAGGAATATTTATAGACTTTAAAACTAAAGACAATCTAGAAGGCAAAGACCCTGCTAAATTAGTTTATGATGAACATGGTATGCAACTATCAGCTTATGCACAAGGTTGTGAGTATGAAGATGTAGACCGAGTATCTATATTTGTTGACAGGAAAAATACTGAACTTATTTCTTGTCATGTTTGGGATAAAGAATCACATTGGAAACACACAAAAATGTTTAACAGTATATTAGAATATTGGAAACTTGTAAAAAACTATGACTCATCTATAATATAAAATGGCTAAAAGAAAACCTAGAAAACCTAGACCTAAAAAAGAATTACATATACCTAGAGGCTACGATAGTCATTGGGAGTATGAATTACATCAAAGATTGTTTGCTGATTGGAGACATCATTGGGAAACCATAGATTATATTATTGAGCATAAGTACGAGCCAGACTTTGTTCGTAAGTTTGATGATGGCAAAGTTATTCTTATAGAAGCTAAAGGTAGATTCTGGGATTTTCCAGAGTACAGTAAGTACATACATATAAAGAAAGCTTTACCAGAACATATAGAATTAGTTTTCTTTTTTCAAAAACCTTTTGCCCCAATGCCGGGAGCTAAAGTAAGAAAAGATAAAACAAAAAGAACACATGCTGAATGGGCAGAAGCTAATAACTTCCGTTGGTTTAGTGAAACAAAATTACCAGAGGAGGATTGGATAAATGGAGAAATATAAAACCATAGGAGACTTACTTAACAATGATGTAGTAAATAGTCCTAAACATTATAATCAAGGAGGTATAGAATGTATAGATTCTATACAAGCTATGTTAAACAAAGAAGAATTTATTGGCTACTTACGAGGTAACTCTCACAAGTATCGTTGGAGATTTAGATATAAGAATGGTATAGAAGATTTAAGAAAAGCTGAGTGGTACGAAAACAAATTGTTAGAAATAATAGAAGGAGATAATAATGGTTGAAGATAAAGTAGGAACTAAACCATACCTCGGTATACAAATTGATTATGATAAAGAAAAGAAACTAGATAAATTTAGTTTAGATACATTAAAAGATAGATACTTCTGGGAGGAAGAGACACATGCTCAAGAAACTTTCGCTAGGGCTGCAGTATTTGCAGCAACTTACAAACAAACTACTGACTTCGAACTTGCTCAAAGGCTTTATGATTACTGTTCCGACTGTTGGTTCATGTTTAGCACTCCTATACTTAGTAACGGGGGAACTACTCGTGGGCTTCCTATCAGTTGTTTCCTTAATTATGTTCCTGATAGTAGGGATGGTTTATCTGCTCACTATGATGAGAACATATGGTTGGCAAGTTCAGGTGGAGGCATTGGTGGATTTTGGGGAGATATCAGGAGTAATGGTATATCTACTTCTAATGGCAGTCGTTCTACTGGAACGATTCCATTCATCCATGTTGTAGACTCACAGATGTTAGCCTTTAATCAAGGTGTAACAAGACGAGGAAGCTATGCAGCTTACATGGACATATCACATCCAGAGATTGAAGAGTTTATAAACATGAGAAAAGAATCTGGTGGAGATATAAACAGAAAGAATTTAAATTTACACAATGGTATAAACCTTACCAACGATTTCTTAAAGGCAGTAGAAGAAGATGCTGACTTTAGATTGATAGACCCTAAAACTAACGAAGCTTGTAAGACAATCAATGCTCGTTCTTTATGGTGGCAAATACTAAATGCTCGTGCTGAAACAGGTGAACCCTATATGATTAATATAGATACTTGTAACGAAGCATTACCACAAGGACAAAAAGATTTAGGGTTAAAGATTAGACAAAGTAATCTTTGTTCTGAAATAACTTTAGTAACTAACGAAGAACGCACAGCTGTATGTTGTTTATCTAGTGTTAACTTAGAACATTATGATGCTTGGTCTGAGCAACCTCTGTTCATAGCAGACTTAATAACTATGTTAGATAATGTTTTACAACACTTTATTGACAATGCTATTGATACAGAACAACTTGGAGAATATAATGCGAACTTTAAAAGATTCAAAAAATATATCAAAGAAGGCAAAGAAGGGTTTGCTAAAGCAGCTTACTCAGCCTATCGTGAAAGGTCTCTTGGTCTTGGAGCAATGGGCTTTCATGCTTACTTACAAAGTAAAGGTATTCCTTTTGAAGGACTTGGAGCAACAAGTTTTAACTATCAAGCGTTTAAAAAAATTAAGAAAGAGGCGAAGAAGGCTAGTGAGGCTCTTGCGGAAGACCGTGGTGAAGCTCCTGATATTTCCGGTAGTGGTCTTCGCAATACTCATGCACTTGCTATTGCTCCTAACGCTAGTAGTAGCATTATATGCTCTGGTACTTCCCCTTCTATAGAACCTTACCGAGCTAATGTTTATACTCATAAAACTTTATCAGGTTCTTATCAAGTTAAAAACAAATACTTAGAAAAGCTTTTAAAATCTAAAGGACTTAAAGGTGTAGAGCTTGATAATGTTTGGAAAGAAATGGCTGCTAACGAAGGCTCAGTTCAGAAACTAGATATGCTAGACGATGCTGAAAAAGAATTATTTAAAACAGCAAATGAGTTAAATCAAATTTGGATAATTGAACATGCACATATGAGACAAGAGTTTGTTTGTCAAGCTCAGTCAGTTAACTTGTTCTTTACTTTACCAAGTGCAACTGAAGAACAAAAAGTACATGATGATTACATGCAGTATGTTAGTGATGTTCATTGGTATGGTATGCACAAACTTAAATCTTTATATTATTTCAGAACTAATGCTGCAAGAAATGTAGAGAATGTAAGTACTAAAATACCTAGAATTAATTTAGAAGATGTGGAGTGTATAGCTTGTGAAGGATAATATAGAAATACAACCTCACACTTTACCTGCATTAATTATGTTAGAAGCAAAGTTACCTGCTAGTATGGTAGATAATTTAAATGAATATTTAGATAAACTCTTAAAGAAAAAGAAAAGAAAATCTTTAGCAGGTACTTTAGTAGGACAAATTCATCAGGGTCAACAATTACTTATGGACCACAACCATGAATTATTAAAAGATTATTATGGACTTCTAACTCAAATGGGTGTACAATACTTAGACTTGTTTAAACAGGCTACAGGCATAGCTCATGTAGGTAGAACGATAGATATAGATGAGCTGTGGTCAGTCCATAGTTTTGAGGGAGACTACAATCCCATACACGACCATGGTACTAAAACTTTAATGGGTATTAGTACAACTACATGGACAAAAGTACCTGAACAAATAGGTAAATTAGGAGAAGGTGGTACAGAGAATTATAATTTATATAATGACTCTGGTGCTTGTGACGGATTTCTAGCATTTAACTATGGTAGAAATTGTATAATGGATGCTGAAAGACTTAGACCACCTCAGTCAATATCCATGCAACCAATAGTAGGTAGACAACTTATGTTTCCGTCATGGTTACAACATATGGTTTATCCTTTCTTTGGTGAAGGAGAACGAAGAACAGTAGCAGCAAATTTAAATTGTTTCAAACAGGAGGAAATATGAAATGTTGGCATTGTAGTACAGAGTTAATTTGGGGTGCAGACCACGATATAGAAGAAGAGAATGAAGAATACAGTATGGTTACTAACTTATCGTGTCCTAACTGTAGAAGTTTTGTAGAAATTTATTTACCAAAAGGAGAAAATTATTATGACTAAATACGAAGGAGCTTTATTATTTAAAGCATTAGAAACAAAATATATTGCCGAGAAAGCAGAGGCTAGAGCTAATCTTGAAATTTATTTTCAGAACAAAGTAGGAGTTGCAGAACATCCTAATGTAGTAGAATCAATGGATGCTATATTAGAACAGTATGTAACAGCAGATGAAAAATTAAAATCATTAAAAGAGGAGTTTTAAATGAGCTTATTAACAACTAGAGACCACTACAAACCATTTGATTACCCATGGATGTATGACTATTACAAACTACAGAATCAAATGCATTGGATGCCAGAGTCAGTACCTTTACACACAGATGTTAAAGACTGGCAAGATGTATCTGAAAAAGAAAAGTATTTACTAACACAAATATTTAGATTGTTCACTCAATCAGATGTAGATGTTGGTGCAGGATACATAGATAAGTATATGCCTATCTTTAAAAAACCAGAAGCAAGAATGATGATGTCTTCTTTTGCAAACATGGAATCAATTCATCAAGATGCTTACAGTTTATTATTAGATACTGTGGGTATGCCTGAGATTGAATACAAAGCGTTTGCTGAGTACGAAGAGATGTCTAACAAACATGATTATGTTGGCGACTTCAAACCTAGAAAGTCTGATAAGAAAACTATAGCTAAAACTTTAGCAGTCTATTCAGCTTTCACCGAAGGACTACAACTCTTCTCAAGCTTTGCAATCTTATTAAACTTTCCAAGGTTCGGTAAAATGAAAGGTATGGGACAGATAGTTACTTACTCTATACGAGATGAGTCTATGCATGTTGAAGCTATGACTAAATTATTTAGAGAGTTTATTCAAGAGAACTTAGATATCTGGACAGATGATTTTAAGAAAGAACTATATGATATCTGTAGAGAAATGGTAGCATTAGAAGATAAATTCTTAGACTTAGTATTTGGTATGGGAGACATACAAGGGTTAACTAAGAAAGATATGTATGCTTATAACAGATACATAGCTGATAGAAGATTATTACAACTAGGATTAAAAACTAACTTTGACCAAAGAGAGAATCCTCTACCTTGGTTAGATGAAGTAATGGGAGTTGAGCATCAGAACTTTTTTGAAGGTCGTGCTACTTCTTATATGAAAGCAGGTCTTCGAGGAAGACAAGACCAAGTGCAATTTGCAGAGGTAAACAATGAAAAAGAATAAACCTTTAGACGGAAATTTAATTAGTTGGAAGCTAGTTATAGATAAAGAGAATCGTATAATTACAGAAGTATCGTGCCTTCCTGACGAAGATATTGATAAGTTGTTTGATTTTCCTGAAAAAGAAACTATTAAGTTTTTAATACGAAACGCTAAAAAAACTTTAGAACCTTTACATGAAGAGCTTCAATCTAAAGTTATAGTGTAGCAACTGTGCTGTACATTACTGTTAATGTAATCCAAAATAGGATACAGAGGACACAGATATCCTCTTTATTATTGTGACCCACTTTTTCTCCTTAGTGAGGGTGTTAAAATTACTGTGC